TATTGTTACCCCAGAACCCATAGTTAATATAAGCAACTTGGTTTGTAGTAAATGATTTTGGTTCTGTGTCTAAATCAGGGTTCAACAATTTAATATCTTCAATGAACCCCTGAAGAATACCATCGTCATAAACACACATAGTGCAGTATGGTGGCAAACATTTAATACCAGCAACTTTATCACCTTTTGTGTTCAAACAAATTTCAAAGAACAATTCGGCATCAACCAACCACTTATAGTAGTAATACCACAACTGGTCTTTTCCGAAAACTTCGTTAATGATATAATTGAATTCATCACGCAAAGTCATTAACTCAGTTTCTGTAAATTTTGATTTGAAAGCTCTGTCTATATCAAATGTAGCAACTTCGCCCAAAGCATTTTCACAAACGGCTTCGTCGGCCATCATAGTCAAACACTTACGAACGAAAGGATATAATGCCAAATTACGATAGGTACTTATTCTTTGTCTTTTATTTGAGAAAACTTGTTCAAACAAAATTCCTGATGAGTCATAGACATCAGAGCCTTCTACATAACCATTCAAATAGCCGTGAGTCAATCTTTTCCAGTCAACAGCATCTTCACTTCTACCATAGGAATTTAATGCTGCTTCAGCAGAACGAACCATCTGGTGTTCTGGCTCTGGTTGTAAGAATTTATCACTGAATGGATTTAAAAATTGAATATTCATTTTATTCTCTATTATAACTAAATTGGTTTAAATAATGTATATTATATTTATTTTCTATATAATTTAAATAAAATTGTATTTCATTATTTGATATAATTTTTATATTGTTTTTTAACATACATTCATATTTAGCATGTTCTAATGACTGTGTATCAAAAATCATATTTTCTAAAAGAAAATTATTTTTTATTTCTATATAATCATCATTTTCTAACTTAAAATCTGGATAATAAGTATGAATTTTATCGTCTCCTTTCCAATAATATTTAAATGTATTTATTGGTTTTGGATGATATTCAAATATTACATTATTATCTCTTAACCAGATATAATATGCTAATTCCCAAGAACTATCAAAAAATAAATTATTATATTTATATTTTTTATTGAAATTTAACTTTCCATATCTGTCTAATAATGTTTCTTCTTTTTTATCACATATTTCTTTTATACAAAAAGGACTTGTTATATCGTCTTGTATAGTAAAATTATTTTTTATCGTATTTAAAGCTTTTTTTCTTACTTCATCTGAACACATTGTAGAAATACCGCCATAAACAATTTTATTCGTGTTTTGAACTTTTTCTTTTAATACTTTACTTTCCATAGTAGTTTTACCGCCATATTTTTTAATCATTGTTTTTTGAATAGATTTTTTAATGGTTTCTACTTGAAATGGATTGTCTATATTTTCACCATATAATTTATGCCATGTATTTTTAGACAAATCTCTTATCGTTTTAATAACAAATGGCGAAGTAATTATTTCATCACTTTCTATATTATATTTTTTCTTTAATGTATTAGACCTTGTTAATTTGGCTTTAGCATAATTATCTAATTTTTGATTTTTTATATTTAATTGTACACCACATTTTCTTGAACATGTTAATTTATAACCTTTATTTAAATTTAAAAATGTGGTAGGCATACCACATATTACACATTCTCCTGGTATACTTTTAGTATTCATATATTTTAAATAATAAGTTTCATAAGACATTTCATTTTTGTGTTTAAATTTTAAATGGGCAGTTAAACCACTGCAATTTTTAAATTGTACATGACATATTTGGCAGTTATAATTAAATTTTAATACCATATACTTTTCTCCTTATATAAACAATACTACGAATATTGTTATATATTTATATTAAAATGAGTAAGGGTCAGGTTTCGTAGCCCTGACCCGCTAGGCGAGAAAAGTATAACCTAGATGTCCTCATTTATTTATAATTAACAATTTTGTTCCATAGTCTTTCAGGCACATAAGTTTCCAAATCTTTTTTCAATTTTTCGTCTTTGATTAGTTTCAAATCGTGATTAGCCATTGATAAGAACCAAGTATCAACCATTAAGTTATCTGCAATATCTTCAAGTTGTGGTTTATCAAAATACAGATAAGGTTGAGTAATAAAACCATCGTCATTACCCAAATTATTTCTGTCAAGTCTTAATGTTCTCAAAGCTCCATATCTAAACAACATAACTAATTGACCGAGCCATTCTCCATCTTCGGGAGTAGTTTCACTGCACCAGTCCCAACCAATATCAATGCCCTTTGTTGTATCACTCCAAATTATACCTTCAGGCCATTCACATAATAACTGTTCATTAATAAATTCTTGAAAGTTCTCATTGAATTGTGGAGCTAAAAATCTATCTTTTACTTTATTGAAATCGTTTTTAACAGGAACATAAGGTTTTCTGTTGTAGTTAATATCTGGGTTCTTTTTATTATAAGCCATACCCATATTTTTACGAGCAATAAATGATTTTTTCTGCTTTAATTTAATCAAGTTCATTTTAGCATTACGCTTGATTTTAGCTTTTCTCTGCCCAAGTTTACGATTTCTTCTTTCTTTAGCAGTAATACGAACTTCTCTTGGTTTTCCGTTTTCGTCATATTCAACACGATAACCTTTGCGGTTAGTCTTCCACTTCTTGACTTTCTTGTTTTTACGAACAACATATTTAACTTTAAGAGCTTCGTCTAAATAATCATTAAAATTCATACTATATTTATAGAAAATAAAAAGAGGTAGAATAAGTTCTACCTCTAATAAATTTAGTTTATCCAAATCGGTGTTTCTTTATATTGTATTCAAAATATGAATATATTGCGTCGTGAATATCATCATCTAAAAATTTTTTCATATTATTTGGTAATATTGTACAAATATAGTCTATATTTTTTGTTAAACGAACTTTGTCTTTTTCATCATTATAATATGGATTTGTAAAAGTTATTATACAACTATCATTGTATATAGTTGCTTCAATAATTTTTACATTAACATCCAATTTTTCAATGTTCATTTCTATGTTGATTTTCAAATCAAATGAAGACCAACTATTACCATAATCTGATTGGTATTTTACTTTTGATACTTTATACCCATCTTTCTTTAAATTAAGATAAAGATACATAATTTTTTCATTATCATCTAAATTATCTAATTGATTATTTTCTAATAAGAAACCATTATTATAAAGAAGTTCCTTTGCTTCTTTTAAATTCATATTATACCTCATTTTAATTTAATTATTAATTTTGTAAACATATCGGCACCATTTAATTTTAGTTTGTCATCAACACCCAAAATTTCAAATGGTAAATTATCCGGGTCAACATTCTGTAAAATGCTAATAGGAACACCAAGTGGCTCATCTGTTTTCGGAATGGCTTTTTGTGTTTTTACAGAAATTATATCAGCATTGTCAAATTTAGGGAATTTTTCCTCGTCATATTCAACCAAATTCAAAGGTTTAAATGATTTATTGACGGGTAAATTTGTGTACCAAGCACAATAAACGTGTTTATCTTTTGCTCCGTCAGGTCTATAAAAATTTCCCAATGTTGTATATCCGTATCTTAATCTGTGGTTCTTGTAAAGATTTAAACAAGTCGGACGTATCATTTTCATTGGCGTACTAACCATAATAAAAGGTTTACTTTTATATGTTTCTACAATTTTTTGGAATATACTAAAAGGCGGATTTGTAACAATAATATCTGCTTTCTGTGCGATAGCTTGACACTCAGCACTTGTACAGTCGCCGTTTCCTTTCAATGGATGGTCTATTCGTTTGTCACCGTAATATTCTGTCCAGTACGTGTCAGCACTTGGCTCAAAATGCGAAGCGAAGAAAGCAATCCTTTCAAACCGAGTGTATCAAAATTTTCTTCAAAATATTTGTAGAAATTAGACCATTCAGGATTATCGCAACAACAATAAACGATTTTACCACTGAAATTGTAATGTTTAAGTTCTTTTACAATATCCTTCATATATGTGTAAAATTCGTCATCTTTGCTTTTAGCGGCTTGGTTCAAAACGTGTTTCTCCACTAAATTTTCAATCGTTTCTCTATTTGCCGAGAAAAATACATCCACCCGGACTGTCACGTCATTTATGGCACAAATCCAAATACAGAATTTTACCAAGTTAATGAATGGAATGATTATATTTTGTGCCACGGTATGGTTTTTAACATTGAGAAGTAAAATTTTGTTGTTACCTCATAATAAAGCGGGAGTGTTTTCACTCCCGCTTTTCCATTAAATGAAATTGTTATTTCCGTTATCTATCATACACAGCCATTCTTGTGCGTGTTTGTTGCTTTCCATCCAATAACCATTTTCATTTATAAAATTGTATTGCCAGTTTAATACTTCATTGTAGTTTTCTTTTTTACACAAATTAAAGAAAATGTTATCTATATCTTCAACTGTGGATGTGTCAAGAACCTTACATTTTGGGTTAATTTCTTCGTAAGGAGACCACTTGTCATCACTAAAGACTGTACCCAAAAGAATAGTTCCCGCAGCACAACTTTCTGTGTGTCGCAATGCAGATTTACATTTGTTGAACACATTAGAAACAAGTGGAGCAATTTGGAAGTCTGCACCCAAGCTCATTACCAATCGTGGATAA